CAGAGTATCTACATCGCTCTTATTGTAAATATAACCACCTCCTAAGACTGGTGCATTAAATGAAATCTATGGCGACGATGTAGCATCTACACGGAACAATGAATATGCTGCGCCAGGAGTGGGTAATACTCTTAGATTATCATATATTAATGCACCAGCATTCGCATTCAATGACTTGTAAAAAATGATATTGAGATTTCTCATAAGTGCAATATCAGATAACCCCGATGATGTCCCAATGTTGAGTGCGTTATTGATGATCAGATTGGTCTCATTGGTATCGCTCTTATTTATCAAATTATTCAGATTTACTATAGATGTTGTAAGATGTGTTGCCAGATCCGGATCATTTCCAAGAGCTGTGGCTAGCTCCTTAAGTGTATCGAGGGTAATCGGTGCACCGTTTATCAATGCCGTAATGCTATCATCAACATATTTCTTTTGCTGAATACTTATAGGAGCAGACAATGAAGTACATGTGACGGGTTGATTCAATACGATGCCTGAAGAAGCAAAATTTGCTATCACATTATTTTGGTCATCTTTTATTGTCGCAGGACCTATAAAAGTCGGTTGCACTGTATTAGCCTTTTGTGCAAAGACTGAATCTGTTATGGCTTCTAAATCACTTATTCTTGCTGCTAGATTAAAGCTCATTATATTAAAAGGTTATATAATATTTTGATAAATTAATTATGTATAATATATAATATAATGACTAAAGTCTTCCATCAATACTTAGACCTCGATGTTTTTAACGATGATGCAGCAGCAAATGCAAGACCGCCGCAACTCAGTTTTGAGGAGACACGCACGCACCCCATACTTGAGGGCGACAGCTCAGATTACTTCGTCACTATAGCGAGATTCAGGGTTCAGACTGGATCTACACTACCCGTGTTTATACCATCCATAGTGACAGGTCAAGACGATATCAACAAGACAGTCTATATAATATCCTACAAGACTGTAGCGACACAAGAAGTGAAGCAATTAAATATAACTTATGTTCCTTCTAATCTTAATACCGCTCTACCAGCTTCACCAATAAATGGTCAAGATGTTCAGAGTAGATATTATTATGTGAAATACTATCAAGACTTTGTTAATATGGTAAATAAAACCTTGAAGAAGCTATGGACAGCCACAGTTTACCCTCCTTTCATAGAATTTGATCCCACCTCATTTCAATTTGTCTTCAATGTCCCACAAAATGAATTCTTTACTACGCCTACTTACGAATTGTATTTTAATTCCAGGCTGTTTAATCTCTTTGCAGGACTTCCTTTCATCTTTACAGGATATGACGGAGATCAGAACTATAAGCTCAATGTTGCGGGGTCTTCCAATAATACTAGACAAGTATTAGCAATAGATGGTTTTTCAAAAATTTCTTTCATTCAATTGTTTTCTGAAGTATCTAGCGTGGATGCTTGGAATCCGATAAATAGTATTGTCTTCACCACAAGCACGCTTCCAATAGTCCCATCCCAGACAAGCCCCGCAAAATTATATAACAGTAGCTCTAACGGCCTAACCGCATCTGGAGTATCTAACATTGCTAACATATTGTCAGATTTTGAGATCCCTATCAGTGCTTCAAATCAGTATAGATCGGAGATCTCTTATGTCCCACAAGGTGAGTATAGATTAATAGACATGTATTCAAATCAAAATTTATTTAAGATTGATTTAAATGCTTTCTGGCGTGATAGATATGGAAATCTAATTCCTCTTTTGCTGGAGCCAGGCTGCAGTGCGTCGATAAAAATTATGTTTCGCCATAAGCACTTCTATTTGGGCTACACTTAAATTAATCTTTAATTTTGTAAAGTTATACTTTAGTTGATAAGTTAATTTATTTTCTCAACTATAAAAATTTTCTCAGATTAATTATATAGTATTTAGTTTATGAGCGATTCATTTGAGAAAATAGCAATTAAAGATGACCGTATCGGGTGTATTTCTTCTAAGATTAAGTATGGTGTTTTAACTGGGGGCCAATCTATTACCGCACAGCAGTTTAATGCAATATCAGCAACGCCTTCATCTCATACATTTAATATAGCCGTGCCGAGTTTAGAGACCGTAGTAAGTCGTGAGATTATGTGGGGTGCAACATTAACCATTGCTGTTACAGCTAATGCAACCAAGCCTGCGGGCGAAATGGCAGTGAATTATGGTGTGACTGACGCACTTGCACCTTTTCCTTTGTCTCGTGCCGTTAATAACATAACTTTAAACATAAATAACAACAGTGTCTCAATGAACTACAGTGATATTCTAGAGCCTCTATTAAGAATGATGGACCCAGAAGAGCTAGCTAGATATGAATCAACTACTCCGACTACATTGGATTATTTGTCAAATTATCGTGATGGAGTGGAGCCATATACCTATATGATAAGCGACCAATTAGCAGCAGACAGTCCCCCACAAGTGATACATGTCAGTACTAACGGAAATGAAGTACCAAGGGCTGCGGGCACTACAGCTACTCGTGTTCAGCCTTTCTACTCCTACCCTAATAATGTGCTGGCGTACGACATGAGTCGCCCCTCGGGTTCTTCTCATAATCATCGTCCTCGGGGGTCATTCAGAATATTGAGAATTTTTGCATCTGATGACGGTGGGAAAACGCCACGAGCTTCTACTGCTGCAGACACTACAATGTATATTCAGTTCCGAACTTTAGAGCCTATCTTCGTTAGCCCGTTCGTATTTGGATGTGAAGAAAACAAGGCAGGAATGTACGGCATCCAAAATATCAATTGTCAGATCAATATGTTGAGTAATTGTAACAGGTCCTGGAGATGCGTAAGCACTGTGCCTGGATATACAAAGACTGCTCAAATAGTTGCTGTGAGTGATTCTACTCTATATTTTGAGTTCATTACACCGAAAGCATCTGATATGCTTGAATCTCGAAATGTATTGCCATATTATCAAATGCCAATCTTTAAAACTGGTAATTTGCTCGATTTGCCTGGCCGGCCCAGCAATGCATATCAAGCCGATGGTTCCTTTTTATTAGCAGAACCCAAACCTATGACGTCCAACAGCATTCAGTTGTCTGTTGTGCCTGACAAGCTCTTGATTTTTGTCCGCCGTGTTGAGAATGCATTAACTTGCAACCAAACATCTTCTTTCTTGACTATCACACAATGCCAAATCAATTGGAACAATCAAAGCGGACTTCTATCAACTATGAGCCCTGAGCAACTTTATAAGGCTAGCGTTGCATCTGGGTTGCACAATTTAACATACGATGAATTTACGGGGCTTACGATGTCTGTCGCAGGTGATTTAGCCAACGGATATGGCTATTCACAACCAAGAGGACCTTATCCTCTTGTCGGGGCGGGAGCCTATCCTAATAATCCAGGATTTAAATATATACCAACAACTGGTAGTATTTTGTGCTTATCTTTTGCTGATATCATTCCTTTACAAGAACAATACTATGCTCCTGGAAGCATTGGGCAGTTTAATCTCCAAGTTAAGCTTCAAGTGCAGAACAACCATTCTGAAGATTGGACAAGTAATAATACTGAACTTTGCATTATTCCTATTATGTCTGGAGCATGGATAAATGAGCGAGGCACCTCATCATCGTTCATAGGGCTGCTAACAAAACAAGATGTTCTGGAAACATTGGAACAGGAACACTACACACAAGGACAGGTGCGTCGGCTCATTGGCGGTTCATTTATGGACAGACTCAAATCTGGAATGAGTTGGCTATCTAGTAAGCTACCCATGGTGAAGCATGTATTACAAAATATTAATCACCCCATTGCAGAGAAATCAGCAGCGGTACTAAATGCTCTGGGCTACGGTCGCCATGCAAATTCAAACAAATTAGAAAACAGATTACAATAATTTTACAATAATTTTACAATAATAGTAATAATTTTTATAATCATTACTATTATTATATAGAATGGATTTTGACCTATTAAAGCGAGAAGAGCTTACACCGCTATCCGACTCTGACATAAAGAAGATCTTAGGAGAGAACACGAAGATATTAGAATACAAAGACTTATTAAACTATAATGATATTAATAAGATATTAACCAAAGACAAAGACTATTTAATCTTATTATATGAGCTAAAAGCATCATCGGGTCATTGGACGGCAATCCTCAAATATGATAATATGTTAGAGCACTTTGATCCTTATGGAATAAAGCCTGATGGCGAGTTAAGATGGATATCAGCGGCAGCGAGAAGTAAATTACATGAAGAATACCCTTATCTAGCAAAGCTACTAAATGATAGTGATATGGATGTTATATATAATCATACTAGATTTCAGTCTTATAAACCTATCATATCAACTTGTGGGCATCATTGCGTCCATCGTATATATAGATTTATACACGATAATTTGGACCTTGACGAATATACTAAATATATGAACTATTTGAAGAATGAATTTAAATTAAACTATGATGAGGTTGTAGCAGAATTCATATTAAC